CGGTTCGGTTGAGATAACTGTGGCTGTGGCGTTGAAACCAGTAAGAGCAACAGCTGCAACCGTGACGGAGTCGCCCGGCTGAACCTCGGCGTCGGTAAGGGTCTGGACAGCCGCGTAGTTGTCTACGCGTCGCACATGCGTGATGGTGCTTACTGCCATCTCAGAGCCTTTCCCGAACTACCCGTGGATCAGACGAGAACGCCCTTGACGAACTTGCTCGAGTCAATCATGAGTGCGGCGAAGTAGCCACGGAACGCAATTGTGCGAGACAAGGTTGAAGGCGAGTCAATGCTGATTGCACCCTTTTGCTGCTCAAACAGTTCGTAACCGGATGCGTCACCGACGATAAATGTGTCGTTTGCAAAGTTGCGGTCTACAACGACCTGAAGGCCAAATGCGTTGCCGTTTGCTTGTCCCGGTGCAAGGTTGCCGAATGCGTTCATTGGGCCCACCTGTGGGAACAACGGACGGTCTGCGGTGTCTGAAAGCGACAACAGGCCTTGCCAGATGGATGGTGCAAGGAACAAGTGGGTTGGCAGGTTGCCGTTTGACGAAGTCAAAATCGTGGAAGCTGCGCCTGCAATCCAACTTGCCCAATAAGACGGATCAGCGTATGACGCGCCAGCAAAGTTGCTCGTCACTGTTGCGCCTGAGGCCAATTGGTCTGCTGCGTAGTTGTCGGTGGCGTTTGCGTAGATACGGCCCATGTCATCAAGCACAACGCTCAAGATTGCTGGGTCCGACCAGTCAATGTCGGCTTCCGAGATGTTTACATAACCACCGAAGATTTGCTTGGTCACTTGGTTGTTAAACACCACGAGTGTGCCACCTGTTGGTGACTGCTCAGCAATGGATGCACCGATGCTGGTGTGTGTGGTCACCTCTGGACGGATAAACACCTTGCCACCTGCGGGCATTGCACGTACACCAACTGCGTCCACAACTGGACGACGGCCGATGAAGTTGTTGTAAACAGGCGACACGATTGGTGTAGGAAGAACACCGGGTGTGTCGGTTGTGACGATGTCTGGTGCACCTGCGCGAATTGCTTCGGACATTGCACGCCACTGGTCGCCACCTGCGACGGCTGCAGCGATGTATTCAACTGCGGTTGGCATCTTTACTTCACGCTTCGCAGCTGCGAAAACGATAGGGGCTGTTGGAACGATTTCAGCCGAAGCCTCAACCGCTGGGGTTTCTTGTGACATGGTTTCCTCCTCAGGAATGTCATTTGGGTTGGGTTCGACAGCGTCTTCCTCTTCAGGTTGAGACGCAGCGATTTCAGTGATCACAGCATCCGCAAAAGCGGGCTGTGCCACAAGACTGATTTCGACAAGGTTGGCCTTAGTAACAACCATGGTGCCGTTCTTGTCATACTTGAACTTGACCGGCACTGCACCGACCGAAACAGAGTCATACGCGCCAGCCTTGACCAACTCAATGGCTTCATCGGCGGCGCGAGTCTTAGCGAACTTGGCTGTAAACAACAGGCCCTCATCGGCTTCGACAATCTCGGTAACGACACCACGCAGCTGCGTCATGTCGTGACCTTCAAGCAACTTAGGGGCTTTGGCGTTTACGTCAAATGCACCCTTACGGAAAAGCACCGATTCACCGCTCGACACTGTCGCAGGAGTGTCCCAAGGTACAGCGACACCCGTAATGGTTCGGGGGCTTTCCTCACCTGCGGCAGCGTCAAGCGTGATGGGCACAGAAACAAACTCAATCATTAGCGTCCTCCATTGAACGATCACGGGAGTCCTCGGCTACGCCTGCGTAGTCCTCCATGTTGAACTCGACATAACGACCACGTGGCAACACGTTGTCACCCGACAAAGTCTGCTCAATGCAGTCAAGGTAAATGCGAGCACCGAACAGATACAGATCCTGACGAGCCTGCTCAGCGTTCTGGTAAGTCATCGACGCACCCTCAGTAGGGGCCGAGACAAGGTACGCGGGGATGTTGCATAGGCGAGCCATCTCAAGCGCCTGATACTTGCGCTGGTCGGAGACAACCTCTTGCGGGTTCTGCTTGTATTCACGGAACTCAACTTGGCTAGACAATGCGCCGATGGCGTTCTGTTTACGGGCGTTAGCCCAAGCCGACGCAAGAGAACCAAGGTCCTCACCAGATAGGTCTTCACCTGAGAGTTGTTGCAAATAGCCCGGCACTGTTTCCAGCTGGGCATACCGGTCGGCTGCGGCATCCAAGTAAATGCTGGTGTTGATCGCGCGTGCGCCAATCTTCAAGATGCCCTCAATTGGGCTGATGAACTGAATGACGTTGTTTACATCTATCGGTTGGCCGTTGAACTCAAGCTCGTCAGATGGGCCGTAAAACTGCGGATAGCCAGTCTGCTTAGTGCTTGACATGTTTGACGCAGGAAGCCATGTAAACGCTGCGGGGAAACCCTGATTGCCAGCACCCTGTGGTGCATAGCGTCGAGTTATGTAGGCGTAGGCAACACCGTAGAAAAACAAGTCGCTGAAAATGTTTACATAGAAGAACGAGCGCGAAACTTTGGGGTCTGGTCGTTCCATCCAAGGTTCAAGCGGTAGATAGATTTTCTCGTAGTTGTCGCCCATCCACTGCTTCGAGCAGTGCTTCAACTCGAGCGAGCCAATGAGACCAGCGATCAGGTCGCGGCTACGGGACACCGTCGGCACCGACAACGCTTTGATCTCGTCCGAGCCTGTCTGGTAGTACAGGAAGTTGCCGACATTGGCTGCACCGGCGGCAGCCTTGACGGGGGCGGCAGCAAAGTGCGCCGTTTCAACCTTGCGTGAGAAAATACCCATGTGGTCGAAGTCTGCCACGGGTTAGTTGCAAATGCAAGTACCTTACGCAGAAACTCCGAAGGCGACCCGACCCGACGATGGCGGGCGAGACACCAACGCAGTGGCGGCAATCAAACAACGTGCAGCTTCAATGGGCCCGGGCGAGCGTTGGCTAGAAATCACAACCGAGTTCTGTGCGCGTACCAGCACAGCCCGACCGACATGTTCGGCAAGCATCTCGCCGCCGTCGTGCTTTATCTTGTTTTCCCCAATAAGCGAGCGCACAATTTGCGTCCACTTCAACAGTTCGCCGTAGCCCCACTCGATCTTGCGACGCTGGTATTTCTCAGGACAATGCAACGCCAACGACGGAGTAATCGCCAGCGTGACCTTTGGATCACCGTCAAGCACTCGGGCAATGTGTTCCCACAACTGGGCAATGCTGTCAGTCGTAAACCGTACCGACACAAGGATTTCCCCTGCGGTGTTTTTCCGTGACCACACCCCGACGTACTTCGAGTCATCCACGGCCGAGTCAACAGCCAGAATGGAATTACCGCCGTCGTGCGTTAGGTCCTCGGCAACCCGGTCACCCCACATGCCGACAGGGAGCCACGACGCTGCGGCCGCTACCCAAAGGTTGCAGTGGGCACGGAGAAACTGGTTACGGTCGGGTGCCGACGCTGCTCCTTGTAAACCTTTGACCGTGATGGTGCGCCCAAGGCTCGGGTTCGCATAGCCCCAGTACCGCTCGTCCAACGGGTCTACCGACGGCAAACTCCACTCGGCAAAATACAGGTCGCCTTGTTGCCCGGTGTCAATCAGGCTCAACCCTTGCTCACGAAGTTTTAGCATCGCCTTGCTCGACTCGTCGCCAGCCGTAGACGTCATCCAACACATCGGGCTAGGTACCGCGATCTGGCTCGGAAGAAGTGCGCCAAAGATAGCCGCTTCGGTCATGGCCCAGATTTCGTCTAACAGCAAAATGTCCCACGTCCCGCCGTGTTTCTTGCCGGTCGCAGCCGTCACCTTGTAAACAGACCCGTCCAGCATTTTGACCTGATGCCGACCGTAGGCCCACGTCACCTTGCACAGCCCAGACTCCTCCCACAACTCAAACGTTTCGCGCAGCTCCTCAAACACTTCAGTCGCCAACCCAAGTTCATGGGCCGATGACGCAACACGCACTGGGCGACCCCAAATACGAGGCAACTCCGACAAAGCCCAGCCAACGATCGCAGCGTTCATGCTGGTCTTGCCGTTCTGACGTGCAGCACTCACCAAAGCCTTGGAATGAATAAACCGTAGATCGTCATCAACCGTAAACGCACCGGTCAGACACTCGAGTTGCCACGGAAACAACTCACGCCCTAAATGCTCCGCAGACCAAGCCGCAATCGCAGGCCCATAACTGTGACCCCCAGCAGTTGGCGTAACCAATCTCGGCTCAGTCCTGCCGAATCCACCAGCAGTCATGACGGTCTTAGACCGCTCCGCTCGAACTGGTTTGTTTTCGTGGAGATACGGCAAAT